GCAAGTTGCTGATCTTAAGAAGTCACTCGATGGTGCCAATGCAGAGATTAAGTCCGTAAAGGACGAGGTTACTGCATCCAAGAGTGAGTTTAACGAATTTGGCAAGCGAGTAGATGCTGTTGAGGCAGACACCGCTTTCCGTAAATCTGGCGATCTAGGCGAGATTGTTCAGGAAACTGAATCAGATATGGTTCAGAAATCCCTATGGGGCGGTCGTTTCCTCAAAACTGCCGACTTATTTAATTAAGACAAAACAATCACTTAGGAGGTGACAATATGTCGGAAGAGATTATCAAAAATCAGCCAGGTGAAACTGGTGAGCTAGGTGGAACAGCACCTGGTACATTCCAAGGTCAGGGTGCATTCGCATCTGGTGGTATTGGTGGTGTGACTGACCCAGGTGCAAGCACATTGGGCAACATTCCAACAGCCGAGTATGGCCTAACATCTGGTGGTAACGCTGTAAACCCTTCTGGTGATGCAGGTAGTGGTATCCTACGCCCTGAACAGGCACGTCGTTTTATTGACTACGTATGGGATGCAACTGTACTCGCCAAAGATGGTCGCAGAGTTACTATGCGTGCAAACACCATGGAGCTCGAGAAGGTCAATGTTGGAGAGAGGGTTATCCGTGCAGCTGCACAAGCTGTCGGTGACTACACCAACACTGGTGCTCAGTTTACCAAGGTTGAGCTAACAACAAAGAAGATCCGTTTGGACTGGGAGGTCTCAGCTGAGGCCCTAGAAGATGGCGTCGAGGGTGCAGCCCTTGAGGACCACCTAGTACGCTTGATGACAAATGCTTTTGCAAATGACATCGAGGACCTAGCAATTAACGGTGATGGATCTACAGGAGACTTCCTGTCGATCATGGATGGATTTGTCAACAAGGCAAAGACTGGTGGAGCACACGAGTCAGTCGTAACTGTTGCAAACAATGCATGGACCCCAGAGGTTATGCAGAACATCATCCTAGCCATGCCACGTAAGTACCGTGCAATCAAGAACAACCTTAAGTTCTATGCAGGTACAGACGTATTCCAGGGCATCGTAAAGAACAACGGAACCCTTGCAGACGCTATTGCTGAGGCCTTTGGCTCTCACCCAGGTGCTGCAGGAACACCAGCAGGTCGTGAAGCCTACCTAGGCGGAAGCGGTCAGACATTCGGTGGTGCTCGCACTACCCGTGTTCTAGGTGTTGAGGTCCAGGAAGTTCCTTACTACCCAGCTGGCTACATCGACCTGACATTCCCACAGAACCGTGTATGGGGATTCCAGCGAGACATCACAGTAAACCGTGAATACAAGGCCAAGAAGGACACCATTGAATACACCGTATTCGTCCGCTTCGGCATCCAGTGGGAAGAGGAAGACGCTATTGCATTTGCGGATGCAGCAGCTGACGCTTAATCCAACTGAATAACCTTGAGAGGGGCAGGGGCTATCTGGCCTCTGTCCCTTTCATTTTTATCTGCTATAATATTAAAAGAACCTTAGGAGGAGAAATGGCAGAGTTTAACCCAGAAGCCACAGATGGTGATGGAGACGGATTTGTCCAGGACGGAACAGAGTTTGAGCGTCCAGTGGAAGAAGTTTCTGTAGAGCCAGAAGTTGCAGAAGAGCCAGCTGTAGAGCTAGCTGAAGAAGTAAAGGGAGATGAAGTTATTTCATCCCCAGAGCGTCCAGTAGACGCAGAGCCAGTAGAGCAGGCCCTAGCACCAGTTGCTGACGGAGTCATCGGAACTGGCACAAAGAAGAAGCCAGCAAAGAAGAAGCCAGCTGCAAAGCAGGCATCTGACAAGGAAGAGACTGTAGCACTATACTCAACACGTAATGTAACTTGGGTTGGTGTGGGTAGAGTCCTAACTGGACTTAATCTAGTTCCAAAGTCTCAGGCAGACAAGTGGATTGGACGAGACCACATTCGTGTAGCTGATGCTGCCGAGGTATCCAAGGAGCTTTAAGCTATAATGGAAATACTGAGAGTTCCGCCATATGATGTTGTAGAAGCAACACTTACTATACCGACTGGGTTTTCTAGTCAAACGTTTACTGCTTCAATTACAGATATGGCGGATCTTTCTGTATCCACTCAAGAGTTTTCTGGTGAGTCTGGAGAAGAGTTTTCTATTAGCTTGAGTGCTAAGTATGATAACAATTACTACATTGAGATCACCACTGCAGACGGAGCAATTGTAATTCACGATACATATGAGGTAGTTAGGCCATACGTTCTTGCAGTCAATAAAGCAACAACAGCTTCTGAAATAGCTGCCTATGCTGCCAATGAGGAATTAGCCAGGGCAGTTATTGACTCAGTCATTCCAGATGGATTCTATTACCAAAAAAAGACCCTAGAGGTTCCTGGTAATGGTACAGACTTTCTTCCAGTATGGGATAGAGTCATCAAGGTTAACGAAGTTTATGAAAACAACGTTCTGGTAACTGACAGAACTTTTGCAATGTCAAAGGATAAAACAGCCATTGTGGTTGTTGTAGAGGGAACAGACAACAGATCAGAAGGTGCACCAATTATGTTGCCTGCAGCAGCCTCTGATAGCGGAGTTGTAGGATACACATATCTAGACTTTCCAAAGAGAAATGACTACAGGGTTGTAGTTGATCATGGATACCCAACGGTACCGTCCGATATCGTAAAGGCAACAGAGCTACTGATTAATGATATTGAGTGTGGAAAGCTAGAGTACTATAAGAGGTACGTAACAAGCTACAACACTGACCAGTTTAAGATTCAGTTCGACAAGGCTATTTTTGAAGGTACTGGAAACCTAATTGTAGATAAGATTTTATCCAAGTACCACAAGTCAATCACCAAACTTGGAGTGTTATAATGGCAGACTGCAATACGGGAGATTACCAATTTCCGCTATCGGCAGAAATATACCACCCAATAGTTGAGCAAGGCTCCTACGGTAACGTTAAAAAGCAATGGATGTTTGATAGGACAATAAGTCTAAGCCTGTCTACACCAGGAACTGCCATGAAAGAAGAGGTAGCTCCTAACGTCAACATAACACAGGAAAAGATACTTGTTGGCAGGTCCAAGGGAGACCTAAGAATATCATCTTCAGATGGAAATAATGCCATTACAAATATTGTAGTCACAAACATCAAAGATAGCAACTGTAATCCAATCTATGTAGAAACTTCTGGGTCTAGAGTAAACAAGTCAACTATCTTTGAGGTAGCAAGCCAGGAACCATTTGTAGGTCCATTTGGAAGCGTAGAGTATTACAAGATCGTATTGCGTAGGTCTGAGAACCAGGCGGTAGATATTTAATGAAGGTAGTATTTAATGACAAGCAGCTGATGAAAGATATGAACTCTCTAGTTCAGTATACACAGGGCTTCCTTGAGGGCACAGAGCTTGCTAAGTCAGCAATACTAAATAAGCTAGGCAAAGATGTCATAGAGGCATTAAAGAATTTTGTAGACTCAAATGCTAGGGTAAACCCCTCAGCACTAAACCATATATACGAGTGGTCAATGACAGGCACACCAGCTGGAAGACTATTTGATATTGACTATTTGGTTACTGGTGCTGGCCTATCCTTTAACTCAACCTTTAGACAGTCAACGTCAATTCAAGATGGTTCAACAACGCCATTCTATGATAAGGCTAGGATTATGGAAGAAGGAATCCCAGTAACAATTAGACCCAAGGGCAGAGTCCTAGCATTTAATGATAATGGTGAGCAGGTCTTTACAAGCAAGCCAGTTGTTGTTACAAATCCTGGAGGGCAAGAAACCACTGGGTCATTTGATCGAGTAATTAATTCCTTCTTTGAGAGCTACTTTACTCAGTCATACATTAGGTCCAGTGGAATATTCGACTACTTAAAGAACCCATTTCCTTATGCGAATAATATGCAGAGGGGCCTCCGTGGAGGAAAGTCCTACGGAAAGACCGTTGGATATAACTGGGCATCAGGAGGTGCAGCAGCATAATGTCAATTTACTACCCACCAGTTTTTCTTAATGCTTATATGCAAGAAAAGGTCTCCGAATACTTTTCCGACAACCCACTGAACGGCTTTGATGGAGATACGACACTTCCATTTTTTCCTACTAGCCCCACAGATATTGATACACTAACCGAAACCTTTCCAAATGGAAATGGTCAGTTTGCTGTATACGATAGAATGTTTAAAATGAGGAGAAGCCCATTCCCACACATAAAGTCAGAGCAGCTACTTTACTATTTTTACGCTACTGGTGAAAACCCCATTCCATTTATAATTGAGGTTGCCCAGCAAGTTCAGGACTTGCTAGATAACGGTGATGAGTCTGCACAGGACTTGAATGACTGGATTCGTGCAAGGCAAAGCTCAGAC